AGGCGAGGCCAACCTCGTCTTGATGCTGGCGGAACGAGGACGCCCTGCGCGTTCTAAGTGATTCCTGTCAGCAGTTGGCAGACTGCCGCGCTTAAGGAAAAACTTAAGCAAGGCTCCAGAGCCATCGAGAATATCCAATGGTAATCTGGAATTATCTACGTACCCCTTAACCATAGGGGCATGTAGCTTCTCGCACATCCTATCGGTTTGATAACCGAGAGAGGAGATACGACCCAACACCGCAGAATCGGCATCTACATTCGGAAAATGCTTTAGCGTTCTCCGTAATATAGTGTCGAGCCATCCTGCTCCTTTCCACTGACCAGTTAAGTAAAGCTGGTTGCGGAGAGAAACGAGTGAAGAAAACCTTTCGGCTTCTTCACCATGGATGACCGCGGGAGCGCGCTTCCGTGTGATAGGGAATAAACGTCTAACCTTGACAATACTAACGTCATGGTTTTCGTAATACTCCTTACCGCAAGACTCTCTGAATCTACCGATCCAGAAGGACTTGTCGATACCTACTCGAGCTCCAAAAGCCTCGAGGGCATCGATTACGGAATGCACGTGGTCGACGGGAACAATGATATCGTCCCCGTAGACTCGCACCGAACCAATAAAACGCTCTAATTGAGCGCTATTGGAAAATGGTGTTCCTATGGACCTCTCAATTCCGAGAAAGACAACGGTCAAGAAAACCATTGCCTCAATTGGAAAACAGAGGGCCGAACCCATAGACGCGAACTTGGCCAAACGAATCTTTCCATGGCCAGGAACGTCAGCAGTACGACTTCTACACGCTTCGATAGCCCCATGCAATGTGGGACTATTTCGGAGCATAGAGCGTACTAACTGGTTGGACACCCTATCGGATGCCTCACTCAAATCGAGCGTGGCAAGTGTTCCATCTCTGGAACCTTTCTTAGCCAAGAGCTGGTTAGGCTCTTGGTTTTCGAATCCGATAAATGCCGACAATGTTGGATCACCGTCGACATTAGTGTATAATAGCTCCTGAACCGACTGTTGTGCGTACTGCATACATGTCGGCTCGATTGCTATAATACGTGGTGTCTTTTGCGTCTTAGGTACTGTGATGACTTTAACAGGCATCTCAGAACCGGGTTCCAGGAAGTGAAGATCGTCATAATGTTCGTTGAAGTAACGAGCATTAGGAAAAAGGAAATCTCCAACATGGAAATATTCCTCTAGACGATCAGTCCAAGTGCGCTGGTCGAACTTAGAGTTTCCTCTAAGCTTATCGGCCGTTGCACCAGGACCGTGTTTCGGAACATGCTCACCGTCGTAGAGAACTTTTTCTACACGTGTGAACATAGACTGAAACAGTAAAGCTGACACACGGTTGAAGTCTTCTATATCAGAAGACGACATACCGGCATCAGCAATCTTCACTTCCTCGTCACATTGGATGTAATCCGCCATCGACTTGTGCACCCTTGCATCACTGCAAGGAAGCTCAAGTTTGCTAAAGATCAAAGTCAATTGTCTTATAGCAAATATTGCATCGATATTGGGTTTGTCCAATAGGACACCATTATTCCGGTCAAACACAAGCTCGAGGAAACCCTGTAAAAATACAGGGAGCCCTCCATGCTTCAGGAAATGAAACTCCGGAAACATGTTGCGAGCTACTATCCCTTGGTCTAAGCCCTTTTGGAAGGCTTTACCAAAGGATGGCAAGGTCATCGTTAGAAACGATGTACCCTCATGTTTTGACCGACACTGGACGGTTTTAATGTCCAGGGTGGCGCTAGTACAGCATCCACTCGCCAAATCTTCGGCGAGTATTTTCCAGAGTGCAATCAGGCTTTTCAAGTAACCTCCTTGATTAGGGGGAATACTTCCTTAGCCAGATAGCACTAGGAGCACAACATCGAGAGCCTAAAAACGACTCAAGATGTCGAGCCCGAAAATAAGACCACCCAAAGCGAGCATACCGATGACGATCACAATGATCGCCACGATGTGCAAGCTATGGAGGCTGGAGTGATTATAATCATAATCCCCTCTAGCCATCGGTTGTTCACCTCCTCTCGTGTGCAAGTGAATATGAATCTCACTTACGCCTGATTGTCGGTGACCGCTTTCTGCAACTCTTTGACGTTCTTTTCGATCGTCTTGAGTTGTTTCGAAAGCTCCGTAGCTGCTTTTTGGCCAGTCCCAGTCAATTAGGACTCGCTGCCAAGCAACTTAGTGAGGTCGCTACTCGATTCCGCGCTGGCTGCTTCAAGCATGCCAGCAACGACTGCGAGAGCTTCCGCATTATTATACCCCACCAACGGACGGTCAATCACGATGTAACAACTCATCGAGACTTCCGTGTTGTTGGCAGGTATAAACGGATCCGCTGTGATCTTACTCACATCGACCCGATAAACATGACGCTTCCTTCTGTTACTTACAGTCGAGAGCGTTAGTTTAGTGAGTCCATCCGAACTCATGTAGACACTTTCCCCATCCTTCGTACTAGTACGAGGGAGTGAGGAGGTGACTCCACTGATTTTGATGGACTGTGGATCGGCTAGTGCCATTAGGCGCACTCATTTCTGGCAGTGGAAAACCTGCCTTTTGTGGTTACAGTGAACTGTACTACAGAAGGCTGATGCCTACTGCAGCAGCAATGAGCACCTGTGTCGGTGATAAATCGGCACCGGTTAGCCCAAATCCGAAGGGATTAGCAGGACGTCTCACTTTGGATCGATGTTCGACCCAAGATGATGATCCGCTTGTCGACTCTGCGCCCTTAAGGGCGCAGGTCTTCAAGGATGCAGTTATTCTGGTGGATTTTTCTTCCATCATATAACCGTATCGCATAATCTGGCCAGCTAGCTCAAAGTTGGTGAAGTTAGTAATAACATCACCAGCGTTAGTGAACCAGTCGATGGCCCAGCTCCAGGGCGTGAGCTCCCAAACAACGTTTGGGGTAAGTGCAATGCCGTAAAGTTTATCGGCATCGGATCCAGCACGCATGGCCCTTGTCCAGGAATCACTCTGGTAAGGTAAACCATACGTAAAGGAACCTGAAAACCACTTACGAACGCTAGTCTCTAGCGTCAGAACGCGCTCTGACAGGGGAACACCAATGGCGGTGGAAAATGCATTTCCCTCAGTAGGGAATGTAGCATGCCCAGTGCCAACAACGGTGCCTCCTGACTTCTCTATCGGAAACTCGAAGCTACGTCTAACATTCCGTCCTTCATCACGATGATACTGTGCTAGTATATCGCGGTGATTACGGACTGCATCTCTCGTTTGAGAGATTTCCCCAACAAGGGGAATCCATCCAAACTCCGTGTTCAGGAACTCTGAACCTGCGGCCTTTGCGATGGAGGTCCGGCGCTTCCACGTCTGTATACCAGGGATGGAGGGAACTCCCTCCCTGATACCTTCGGCGAAGCCCTGACTTAGAGTAGCTACGGGATTCACGGGGGAACACAACGAAATTGCTGTAGCTCCATCCTCGTCAAGATCATCGAAATTAATCTCTGATCGAGCCGGGAATTTGGAATCTACAGCTAACGCTGTGTACTCCGCGGCGGAGGGAAACGGGCAATAGACAGGTCCGGTATAATACCATTCATGACTATTGCCGCCTTCTTTAAGGCGTACAGTACGGGGATTAATTCCGTACTCTACCTTATCCGTGTAAAACGGCCCTCCGCCATCGAAATGACCATGTTTATAGTCATAACGATGAGACTCCGAGACAGTGGTCTGTCGTCCTGTTGCGATGACAACATTGCCTGCAGGTTCTCCGCCTGGCAAGAACGTTTTCCCTCCATTTTTGCTTATCCGTTTTGCGGGATAAGCGAATTTGAGGGGTCGCGATCTTGTTCGGCGGCCTGCTGAGGACATAGAGAACTGCTCCTTCTTGGTTAATTTCGGATTACTCCGAAATGTGGATGTTGCACTGCGTGGGCAGGCAAAGTTTACCTGCCCCCACTAGCGCGGGGCGCGGATCGAGATCGGCCACGATTAGTGGATTCTCTCTCAAGAGACTTCACCATATTATGGTTAATCTCCCGCGCCC